CTGAGTTGTTGCTGCACCACGGGCGGCTCCACCGCCACCTGCATAATAGCCACTAGCACCGGTCGTTGTAGCAGTTGCCCAGTCAGAATATAATCTACCTGCGCCACCTGCACCGCAAACACTTGCAGATCCGTTTGCGCCTGCTGCTCCGGCGCCGCCTCCGCCTCCACCAGCACCAGTAGAGTCATTACCAAAAGAAGAACCTCCACCGAATCCATAACCGCCTGATCCTGATGTAGGTTGTGTTGCTGTACCACCTGCTTTGGCTTGGCCGCCACCAGTAGATGGCCCGCCGCCACCGGAGCCACCGTTTGCACCAGCAGTAATTGCTTGATAAGGAGTATATGATCCTGCGCCACCGCCGCCTAATGCAGTAAGACTGAATCCAGTTGAATCACCACCGTTTGTTGCGGCAGTAAAAGTTGCACCTGAGCCAGAACCAGTTCCAATACGTCCCGTTCCGCCCGCGCCGACAACTATTGGATACGTAGATGAAGTGACTGTTAATGCGGCACTATTAGCGATAAGTTTATCAATTAAACCACCGGCACCACCACCACCGCCACCGGCGTTTGCTCCCCAACCTGCACCAGTTCCGCCGCCACCTCCGCCAGCAACCATTAATACTTCAACTTTACTACCCAAAGTAGCATCAGTTCCTAATGATGTGACGGAAAAGTTAGCTGATGCGGTAAATACATGATACTTGTAATTTCCAGACGTAACTACAGTGCCTCCAGTTGCAGCCATGTATAATCCGGGTGGCGAGCCAACAGCACGAGCACCTAACCCAGTAAAAGAACCTGCAAAGGATGTAAAATGTGGCATTGACGATTATCCATAAGACGAATACTGACCATATACTGACCAAGTAGCACCAACTCGTATCAAACTGAATGACACAACATCAGTTTTACTTGCCGTCCCGGTAGGTGCAGTACTACTCATCCATTTAATAGTCTGTGCAGAACCGTCAATTTGTACTGCTGTGGGTACATATGGTGTTGCCCCTTGTATGATAATCAATGCCGCTACTATTGCCCTGTTATCTGTCGTTGACACATTAGTGAAATTGGCAGTAAAGTTAGCTGACGGGCTTGTATGATAAAAAGAAGCACTAGTAGTTAAGTCATGTGTTACTACCCCAGTTGCACCAGTCTTTGCACTAATAACTTCAGATGTTTGTTGGAATGTGGTTAGACCGTTAAAGACTGCTGACCCTGATACGGTTAAACCTGTTAATGTTCCTGTACTCGTAATATTGGGTTGAGCCGCTGTTGTAACGGTGCCGGCTGTTGTTGCCGCAGAAACAGTACCAGAAATATTTGCAGCCGCAACACTATTTGCTGTTGTAGCATAGTTAGCTAAATTAACTGTACCAGAAATATTTGCGGCTGCTACACTAAATGCAGTATTAGCAACGTTTGCATTTGGTACAAATCCAGTAACGTTTGCACCCGGAATGTTTGTTAAATTTGCACCGCTGCCTATAAAGATATTTCCAGTTACGTTGCCGGAAACAGTTAAACTAGTTAGTGTACCGACACTAGTAATATTTGGTTGGGCATTAGTAGTTACGGTACCAGCAGTAGATGCCGGTGGTGCTGAAATATTAGTAAGTAGACTACCATCTCCGATGAACTTGTTAGCAGTTACGTTTCCAGAAACAGCCAATGTTGTCAATGTACCAACTTGGGTGATGTTTGGTTGATTACTATTAATAACAGTAGTAGCAGTACCGATTAATGAGATATTGCCACCCAAAGTAGTTACTTCTACTGGTGCTGTGTTTGGGGGCGCAGTACTAAATGTGATGTTTGCGTTACTAATTGAATAGTAACTTCTTGGTTGCATAACGCCGCCAACTGAGACAAAGGTGTGATTAACGCTTGCTGGTTCGGCTGACAAAACAAAGTCCGTTTGGACACCATTACCAGTAAAAGTATCAACCACTGATGCGAAAGGCGTGCCGCCTGTCATCAATGCCCAATTTAAGTTACCTGCTCCGTCAGTTTGAATCACGTAGTTTGCTGTACCGCCCGTGACCTTTAAGTTAGCAATATTGCCTAAGTTAGCAGTACCAGTTACGTTTAGATTAGCAGCTTGTAGATTGGCAGTGGCTTGTAACGAGGTGACTACAAAGTTACCTGTCGTGTCTATCGCTATGGGGCTGATTGTTGTAATGACTGCCATTATCTTACCTTATTATTATATTTATTATAGCCAACTATTGGTCATGTTTGCTACTGCCAACTCTTGCACTTTACATAATGTCTCAATGGTTACAGTTTCGATAGTATTGTCTGCTAGTTTCCAATCAACAGTTGAATCAATATATGCTTGATGATAAGCGGAACTTTCACCTTCACTTGATAACTTGTTGAACTTATAGTTAGCAAGTTGAATGTGTCTACTCATTCTGTTCATACTATCTTCATCCGCGTCAAATTCATAACCATCGTAGATTACTGTAGAAACATAAATCGTTTCTGCTTTTTTAGCCTTTGTACCCTTTACAGGTTCTTCAGTAAATGTATAAACGTTCTTATACATCTGAGGTGATATTTCAATAACTTTGCGTTCTAACATTATGACTTCCTTAAGTTAACTTGAACTTTTGATACATCAGCATTTAATGCGTTATTGGTTAATTTGAACTGCAAAGCTCTTGAATTAGTTGTTACATTAGTAGAAGTTTGTACAATATTTCCACTAACTACTGATGTAGTAAATGACGCAGGAACACTTCTATCTGGAAGGTACACGCTAGTAGGCGCTGATGCTTGTGTAGTGTATGTTAGTGTGTATTTGTTAATTGTTTTAGTTCTAGTGTTAAATTGAGTGATAGTTCCATTACTAGTCATAACATAGAACTTAGTACCATCACGAGAAAAATCTATTCCGTATATTGCAGAACTAGTTGTAATGTTTGAACCTGCAGGCCAGTTTACAGCCAATGCTGCATCATTGTTAGGCATAACTTGAGTTACACTAGTAATATCATTTGCTACAGATGCAGTGAGACTAAAAACCCATCCATCATATGTAGTTAAACCTGCATAACCAACCGTAACGTATGACAATCCATCAGGTGTGAAACACGCATCAGTGTATCCGAGTGCAGTTCCCATACCAGTACCACTGGCTGTAGTAGTTTGAATAGTTCCCGCTGTTGATAAATCATAAGGTGTCGTCATTGCATAGTAATACACCCATTCTGTCGAAGAACTACCGTCATACTTCACCATCATTAGAAACATAGTACCTGTTCTATTGAAACGCCCGTAATATGAAACGTTATAAGTAGAACCATAGCTATGTGCATATGTTTTATTAGTAACAAATGTTATAGAGTTTAACTCGTGTTTTCTAGACATAGTAAAATATCTAGTATCCAAGTTCATAGTTGCGGTCGATTGCGCTGAAGTAAAGTACACACACAAACTATTACCATCTGGGTGAATATCAAAATCAACGAAGGTTGTGTACGAACCGTACAATTTAGAAGCTAGAATAAAATCAGTATTCTTAAAAGAAGCAGTTGATACATCCCATGGTGTGCTCAATGTCAACATATAAATACCTAGACCCATACTACCAGTACCACTAAGATACATCTTAGAACCATCACGACTAAACTTTACCTTACCATTGCTTACACCACTAGCAAATGTTTTGTTATTAAACTTTATATAATCATTTGTTCCAGCAATATTTTGTCTAGTCAATCCATTCGATACTTCTACAACGTTAGTCAATGTGACTGTGTTTGCGCCGTTTAGTAAAACTGTATCACCGGTTGCTAATACACCAGTACCGTCAATTCCCACTACAGCAGATGTTGTAGTAGAAGCAGTTCCTGAAGTATATCCACCCACGTTGCCATCTAACTCTAGTTCTTTTACAAAAGATGATACTCTTGCGGCAGTATTTGCTGTAGTCACAGCTACATTTGGCATTGTTAACCATGCTTTAGTAGGTGCAGAGCCAAGGCCAAATGATGTGATATCAATGTTTCTACTCATGGCTAAATCAACGTTTAATGTGTTATGTTTCAAATATCCACTGTTACCTGACTGCGGTGTGGGCAACAAAGTTACAGTACCGTCATTATTAACTAATGGGCACATTGTAGCACTTGCGCTCGTTGAAGCTACATATGTGAAGGAACCATCAGTAACTGTAACTACTACCGCTGTGCCCAATGTTCTAGGGTCCCATGCAGTGGCTGCAATAGCAGAATATAAAATCACACTCGAAGTACTTACATGTACAGTCCAATACCAAACTTTCCCGTCACTTGAACAATCACAGTGATTAGCTGAGTTAGGTAGTGAGACAGTCCAAGCCGCAGTAGTAGGAATTGTTGTTACATCCCAGGGTATGGACATATTGACTTTATAAAAAGTGCCGGCATACATCGTTAGAATACCTGTTCCGTCAGGAATAACTTTTAAAAATTGCATAACACTAGGTATTGTACCGGAAGAAACAAACGTTACTGATTGCGTGAGAGTCGTAACCACTGTAGAAATATCCCACGGGGTTGCTAATGTGAGCCGTTCTATCTGATAGTTAGTACCAGTTCCTCTATAAAGATAACGACCATCAGGACTAAAATCAAACCCCTGTGTTCCAGAAAGAGCTTTACCGGTCGTAGCCGCAGTATTCATATTATTAGGCGTACTAAGAGTAAACTCTAACATAGTAGTACCGTCTGTTTTAGATGACCAAAAAGTCTTCCCGTCTTTACTAAGTTTAAACCCCTTGGGATGATATGTTGTGTTTGCGGTATATAACGCGGATAACGGAGATGAGGTAGAACTCCTGTCCACAATAGTTGACCCACTTGATGTTACTGTTTTTAAAGTACCGTTAGTGACTGAACCCACTGTTCCGCTAACCACAGTTGTACCATCTACACTTAGTAACAATGGGCTAGTTGAAGTAACTCTATCATCATTTAAAATTGATAGATTGGTTGCGGTAGTATCGGCTGTGCGAATGTTTAATGTTGTTGCGCCGCCGGTCACTACCACTTGATATTCATTCCAATTAGTATCACCTACTTCTTGTTCATAAACATTGCTTAAAAATATTGCGTTTGCGTTATATGCTTTCATTATGCTGTCCAGCCTGAATTAATATTGTTGTATGTAAAATCTGTTACTACTATCGCAGTGTCATCTATATTTACGTTGACTACTAATACAGTTCTTGTATCTGAAAAAGAAGTTACCCCATTAGATACTGCCGCAGTGGATAAGTAATGAGTAGTGTTACTCGCTACTGAAGGTAAAGTCCATGATATAGTACTGTTTGTTCGTAATACCGTACCACCTGTTACTGAAACAATATATGCATAAGATGCATTATAATTAGTAATAGTATAAGACTGTGTTGAAGTTTCATTAGCCTGAGTCACCCCTGTAACTACAGGTGTGTTCAAATTACCGTAATCAGCCCATGTTGCAGTAGTACCGTTAGTCGTTAAGAACTTTCCACTGTTACCGGTTTGTGTAGGTAATGCTTCAACTGAAGACCAACTTACTGTAGACCCATTAGTTGATAGATACTTACCGCTGTTACTTGTTTGTGTCGGGAAGGCATCTACAGTTCCCCATGACACATTAGCACCGTCTGTCGTTAAGAACTTACCACTATTATTAGTTAAGTCAGGTATTGTAGGACGGGCAACTGGGGTAGGGTTCGCTACAGTAGGTGCAGGTGTGAATGATAGTTCACCTGTAACATTACTTACAGAAACCGAAGCATTTCCAATATACAATGTGTTACCACTTAGATACAAATCTCTCCAACGATGCGTTGTATTACCTAAGTCATATGTAATATCTGTAGTTGGAACTATACTACTTGAGAACGTAGAAATCTGAACTGCACCGGCTTGTAATGTAGTTACTTCAATTCTACTAGTGTTTAATGGTGCACTACCAAACGTAATTTCGTCATCTACTAACGTATATGAATCTCTGAACTGAAAGACCCCGTCTATGTTTACCAAAACATAACTAGTGTTTACTGGTATAATTGATAAAGTGAACGTGTCAGTAGTTCCATCACCTGTGAAGTAATCAACTACTGAGTCAGGTAATACAGTTGAGTTACCGGTACTACCGATAACCGCAGAAGCCCATGATACAGTGCCATTACCATTTGTTGTAAGAACTTGTCCAGCACTACCACCAGTGATTCTAATATTATTAACTAAGCCCAAATTAGCAGATGTTGTTGCTAACTTAGTAGAGAACAACGTGTTAGTAGATTTGTTATATGTTAATCCAGCAGTACCTGCCATTGTTCCAGCATCGTTGAACAATATTTGACTGTTAGTTCCTGATGCCATTGGGATACCGATTTCACGAATCTGAATCGCTAGACCATTAGCTGGTGCTGATGTGAAAGTAAGAGTAGTACCGGTAATCGAATAATCTGTTGTTGGTGTTTGAACAATACCACTCAATGTAACAATTACGCTATCTGTAGTTGTACCACTTGAAACGGTAAATGTAGTGTCTGTACCGTCGCCAGTGTATGTTCTAGTAACATATTGGTTGTTGACGTTATTAATTACGGGTGTATTGACCCATAAGTTACTGTCCGTATCAAATTTAAGTACGTCACCGTCTGCGGGGGTAGACAATGATACATCAGTCAGTTCGTCTAGTGAACTCGCACCACCATTGCCGCCTGAGCCGCCCGTCATTGCAGTCCAGCTTAAGTTACCAGCACCGTCAGTTTTCAACACATAATCTACTGTACCACCTGAGATTTTGAGGTTGCTTACAGGTATTGTAATATTGCCAGGAGATAAATTACCAGTGTATGTGGGTAGATATGATGCTACATTTGAGTCACCGTACGTTACTGGGGCACTGGCAAAAGAACCATTACCATACAATATGTTACTACTATTACCATCTAAGTTTAATGTCGCAATATTCCCGATGCCAGTAACATTAGCTACTGCCACTGAGTTAGCACTTGCTGCTACAGTAGCACTTGATACTGTACCAGTGACATTAGCACCGGCCACTGAGTTAGCAGTTGTAGCGTAGTTTGCTAAGTTGATTGTTCCATTAACATTAGCCGCATCTACTGAGTATGCTGTATTCGCAACATTTGCATTAGCAACAAAACCTGTTACATTAGCACCAGCTACTGAGTTAGCAGTCGTAGCGTAGTTTGCTAAGTTGATTGTTCCGGTAATATTTGCAGCGGCAACTGAGTTTGCGCTGGCTGCTACCGTAGCACTTGCTACTGTGCCGGTAATGTTAGCTGCGGTTAAATTAGATAATAATGATCCATCAGCACTAATCTTGTGACTGAAAGTAAAACTATTAGTGCTGTTGATATACAACATGTTTGCACCAGCACCATTGATGATGATACCAGCACCATTTGCCTGTGTTGAAGTAGAAGCATCATTAGCTAACACTACTGCTAAGTCATCAATTTGGACAACAGTAGAATTGATTGTAGTTGTAGTGCCGTTTACAATCAAATTTCCACCAATAATAGTGTTACCAGAAACTTCTAAAGTTGATAAAATACCAACACTTGTAATATTAGGTTGTGCGTTAGTATATACAGTTCCAGCTAATGCTGAATTAGATACTTGTCCAGTGACGTTTGCACCTGCAACACTATTTGCAGAATCTGATATGTTTGCGTGATTTGCGTTAGCAACATAACCTGTCACGTTTGCGCCTGCTACTGAGTTAGCAGTTGTTGCATAGTTTGCTAAGTTGATAGTACCGGTTATGTTTGCCGCTGATACTGAATACGCCGTGTTAGCTACATTTGCATTAGGTACAAATCCAGTTACATTTGCACCCGGAATACTAGATAAATTTGCCGCAGAACCAATGAAATAGTTAGCAGTAACGGCATTACCCAGATTAGCGTTATTTGCAGTAACATTACTAGTTAAAGTGATGTTAGCAAATGTAAAACTATCTGTTTCGAGTAGTGTAAAGCTGGGTAATCGTGTTAATGCCATAATAAAAACCTTATTATGTATTTAGTCTTTTGGTTATTGGTATAGATAGCGAATAACCACTATTCCAGAGCCGCCGGTTGCACTATTTCCACCTCCGCCGCCGCTGTTTGCACCACCATTGCCACCGCTACTAGTACTTCCATTTCCACCTGCGTTCAATGCACTACCACCGCCGGTTGCGCCTGAAATAGAACCTGATCCAATGCCACCAGTTGCGCCGCCTGCTCCGCCACCACCTATACCACCATTTCCTGGATAGTTCACTCCGTTGTAAACATAACAACCACCGCCACCGCCACCGCACCAATAGTAGTTAGTACCTAATATATCATTAGCTGTACCTGCGCCGCCGGCACCACCTGCATTACTTGCACCGTTGCCGCCGGCACCAGAAGCTCCGCCTCCGCCTCCGCCACCAGCACCTGTTCCACCGGTTTGAATGCCCCCGTCATTACCTTGACCACCAACAGATAATCCACCATAATGTGTTGAATTACTTTGACCACCTCCGCCGGAACCACCTGGATATCCATTTCCACCTTGTTGAGCGGCGTTTGAGCCTCCACCTCCACCGATACCCAACAATTTGTATCCAGCACCAATGAAAGTAGAGTTATTTCCACGGGTACCACCGCCGGCTCCCGCACCTACTGTAACAGTGACAGAACCTATTGCAGGAGATACCCCTGTAGTAAAATTATATCCGCCTGCGCCGCCACCGCCGCCGTTGCTATTGCCGCCACCCGCACCACCGCCTATAACTAATATATCCATAGTCTTACCAGCGGGTGCATTAGTAATATTAAATGTATCCGATGTAGTGAAGGCGTGAATTCTATAATTTCCAGATGTAGTTACTGTGCCGCCTGTTGCTGTAATAAAGGCTGAAGGCACTGATGTAGTACTTTGAAATTGTATTGTACCACTACTTGTAAATTTGTAAACTCTGTAAATTCCTGAAACAGTCGGAGTGCAGCCACCGGTTACTACTGCTGCAGGAACCGTAACTAGTGTGCGAAGAATAACAACTCCACTACCACCGCTTCCACCAGAAGTGTTGCCAGTATAATTGCCGCCACCACCGCCACCGCCTGTGTTGGCACCTCCTGAGCCACCGCCGCTTGCGCTGCCTGCAGTTCCTCCGTTTGCCCCTGCGGCGCCTCCTGCAGTATCGCCGCCACCTCCACCTCCGCCGCCGGCGCCACCTGCTCCGCCAGTCATACTTCCTTGAGATGCACCGCCACCACCACCGCCAGCATAATATGTTGCAGTACCAGTTATACTGATTTGCTTTCCAGCGCCGCCGGCTCCACCAGTTGAGCCAGGTGGTGCGTTGCCTGCGGCGCCTGCGCCGCCACCACCGCCAGTAGTCCAATTAGTGGCACCGCCACCGCCGCCGTCATTACCTTGTCCTGGTATACCTGTTCCAAACGGAAATAGAGATGCTTTGTATATACCAGCACCACCTGAACCACCTGTTTTTGCTTGCCCATATGTAGATTGCGGATTATATATTGAACCTGCGCCACCACCGGCAGCAGTAATATTAATACTATCAGCAGTTGAACCTACCATTCTACTATAACTACCATTACTAGAAGGAGACACAGTATCACACGCGGCTCCGCCTCCTCCTCCTCCAACAGTAACCGTATATGTATCTAATGGCAAGTTTACGTTAGTATAATATAATAATCCCCCCGCGCCCGCACCAGTCTGTGATGCGCCGGCGCCGCCGCCAACTACAAGTATATCAGAAAGAACAGTAGATGTAGTAGTAACAGTAGAACCAGCTGGTGTTGGAGTCAAATAACGAATGATGACAACACCTGAGCCACCAGACCCCGCATTTGATGCGTTGCCGGCGCCGTATGAAGTTGAAGGGGTAGCACATCCGCCTCCACCTCCACCTAAATTAGCAGAACCATCCCCTGCACTAGTAGTAGAATTTACACCTGCGTTACCGCCGCCACCTAAACCACCTAATCCATTTGCAAGTGGGTAGCCGCTTGTATTATATGAACCGCCGCCACCTCCGCCGCCATAATATGTTCCTGTTCCATTTATTTTAAGATATACTCCGTTACCTCCGCGGCCTTGTCGCATACCATTTCCTTGATTTGCACCTGATGAAGTAAGCCTAGATGATTCCCCAGGGGTCCCGCAACCACCTCCGCCACCACAAACATATGTTGAACCCCATTGAGGAGGTGAACTTCCTCCATTGTATCCTTGATTAGCTGCTGCTAGTCCACCCATTGATCCATAGTTTTGAGCCGATGCTTCGCCGTTACCGCTGAGGGGTACTGCACCAGTATTTGCTCTGCCGCCTGCGCCACCGCCACCACCACCAGAACTACCAACGTAGCCGCCAACACCGCCGCCGTATGCTATTAAATTGTATATATCTCCTACAAAAGTAGTATTATTACCTTGGTTAGATGTACTTGAACCGGCTGCTCCGCCTGAACCACCTGCACCGATTGTTACTGTATACGAAACACCTCCTAATACAGATGCGGCAGTATTACTAAACGGTGTTACTTCACTATCTGAATACAATATATACCCGCCGCTTCCGCCACCTGCCGATCCCGGCTGGTCTGCTCGACCGCCTGCTCCGCCGCCACCTAATACAAATATGTCAACTTTGCCACTAGCAGTTACTGCAAACGTACCACTAGATGTGAAGGTGTGTATGGTGTACCCACCTGAATATGATACTGTTCCTCCTGTCGCAACCACAGTACCGCTGACGGTAGTACCACTACCCGTTGGATTAGTTGTGGACGTTTGTAATAACGTCTGTGCGGCTGCACGTTGATAGCCCATTAACTTATCTCCGTACCAAAAAGACTAAAAGTTACGTTAGCAGTATTAGCATAAACTGTAACTACATCAGTTGTTGCAAGTGTAATTCCCAATGTCATCCCAATACTATCATTGGCTGGTAAATTTGTATCATATGTTAGATAATGCACATTTGCAAGTGTTGCTCCTGCAGGTCTAACTGCAACACGAAATGTCGCTGCCGAGTTTGCTAAATTACAAACATTCAATGTGCTTGCAATTGAGCTAGTAGCCGCAGGCACTGTGTATAGTGTTGTAGCGGTAGTAGCTGTAGGATTCTGTTGTCCTAATACTTTGTAAACTGTTCCCATATTAAATTCCTATAAACAAGAAAGGGTGAGGTGGAGATGCAGGAATACTTACTGTACTAAATGATAAGTTTCCTGCACCGTCAGTAGAAATAAACTGCCCACTGGAACCACCTGAAATGTGAACGTTTGCTACTGTTCCTAATGTTGCGTTTCCGTTAATGGTCAAACTAGTCAGTGTACCAACTGACGTAATGTTTGGTTGCGCGGCAGTGGTTACGGTACCTGAAGTAGTAGAAGTTGCAACAGTACCTGTTATATTTCCAGCTGGTATATTTGTTAAATTTGCACCAGAACCAGCAAAATAGTTAGCTGTTGCTAGATTACCTAAAGTTGCGTTACCACTAGTAACGTTTCCCGTAACGGTTAAACTAGATAGTGTACCCAAACTAGTAATGTTAGCTGTGTCAATTATTAACGGGGATGCTTTAGTGGTCATAATGTATTTATAAAGTTATTGTTCCTGAACCGTTAAATGTATAAACTGCATAAACGTTTCCATTAGTATCAGTGTGGTCAATCATATCTACTGTACCAGAAACACTTGGTGTATTCCAAGCAACAGTTGTATTAGCAATCATCACTCTAATATATGCAACACCGGAGCCACCGCTACCAGGATTACCAACACCAGAGCCGCCGCCACCGCCGGGGTGTCCACCGCCGCCCCCACCCGCGTTTGTTGTTCCTGAAGCTGAGGTTATAATAGCCATAGTTTGAGTAGCTCCCCAGCCGCCACCATCAGTTGCGATTCCGCCCCAATTACCACCATATCCACCACCACCACCGCCGCCTGCAACGCCTATACCCACTGATGTCCAAAAAGGGTATATTGTTACTCCGACACCACCTTTACTAGATCCTGAGCCACCTGCGTTGCCGCCGACACCGCCGGCTCCACCGCCTCCTGCTCCAAAGCTTCCTGATGTGCCGCCACCGGTGCCGCCTGCATAACCTTGCCCTGCTGTACCTGACCCACCAGCTGGTGGAGTTGATGCTCTACCGCCACCACCGCCTGAACCACCTGCGCCACCTGCGCCGTTGTTGCTTCCGCCATAACCACCGCCTACTGCTGTAATAGTAGAAAGTCCTGCTCCAGTTATAGTTGATGCAGCGCCTGCGCTTGCAGCACCTCCTCCTCCACCGATTGTAACAGTAAGAGCGGTACCAGTAGGTGCATTAGTATAAGTTGATTGTAATAAGCCGCCTGCGCCGCCGCCGCCCATGCCGCCCCTAAGAGTAGTTGCACCTGCGCCGCCGCCTCCGCCGCCTGCAATCAATATATAGTCAAATGTTGTCTGTGAAGAGGTAGGTTTAATACCACCTGTTCTAGCAATAGCTACAGTTGCAGATTCGACCGTGATGGAATTAGTGGAAACTCGTTTTAATGCCATTACGTAATCTCTGAACCAAATAAGTTAAAACTTAATGAAGATGAACTAGCGTATATAGTTACTACATCTGTAGTTGCTAATGTTATACCTATAGTCATTGTTAAAACATCATTTGCAGGAATGACAGTATCATATGCAATATAGTGCTTTGGATCTAATGTATCTCCTGCAGGTCTAATAGCGATACGAAATGAACCAGATGTTGCGGCTTGATTACATATAGTAACAGTTGAGCAGACTGCGCTAGTCGCTGATGGAACTGTATATAACGTTGTATTTGTAGTAGCTGATGGGTTACTTTGTCCCAAAACTTTATAAGTGTTTGCCATGTTGATTCCTTATGCACCCATTAATAAGAATGGACTTAGCGGGTCCGGAACTGTCACAGTTGCAAAACTTAAATTTCCCGAGCCATCTGTTGTTAAATATTGTCCATCAGTCCCGCCATTAATGTGGACATTACTGACTGTACCTAAAGTTACATTACCTGAAACAGATAGGCTGGTTAATGTACCAACTGATGTTAGTGTAGTGGTGTCGATGTTTAGATTCGTAACTTTAGTAGTCATGGTTCAATTACTCAGGTAACTGTACTTCGTCCCAAGACGTAGTAGTTTCATTCCAAACGTATGGCTTACCGTCGTCCGGCATTGCGACTGGTGCTTCATGCATACATGTATCTTCGTTCAATACCCAGCTTGGGTACGGACACGGCGGGATAAATGCATCACGACCTGCGTCATATGAGTAACCGATACCTGCATAGTTCTTACGCAACGGAGTTCCGCCTAAGCGATGTTCGCCTGCTTGTGTATTATAACTTGTTTGGATCCATTTAGATGGATCACCGACAGCGCCAGAATTGATAAAATCCTCTTCTGCTACGATAACATTTGTTACGATGTTGTTTTCATCTATTTGTGCGAAATGTGACATTTCTTTCTCCTTTAATTATATATTTATTACATCCAGTATTCTCGTTGCGGAATATCCCCAAAGAGTTTTATTACGCCTATATCAATAGGTCCTGCAATCTTGTTAGTCATAGTAGTATAAGATAACGAAACGTTTGCATTCATGTTCGAAAATGTCGGCAATGATAGTTTTGTTCCCAACACCGCATCAGATACAGTTACAACAGATTCAAATATGTTCATTTGACCAGGAATTGGGCTAGCAAGATACGATACGTTCGATGGATATCCTATACCCATTGTTTCAGTTGTTATTGACGTATTAGGAGTTAAACTGACATTAGATGTAAACGTGTCAGCTGCCATTGTAATCGTATAGCTATTTGATGTAACTAAGTTCGTTGAGGCTACTGTTACGTTACTAGACCCGCCAGACATTACAAAGTTACCGGTCAGTGATGCATTGCTAATTAAATTAGAAGTAACCCCTGAAATAGTGTATGGGATATTTCCAGTGTTTGCAGAGATTAACATGAAAGTCACGCTAGACCCAAATTTTATACTAGCAACACTAGGATAAATCCCTGAAGGAAGGGTAGTTGTACCGTTCCATGCGTATGTTCCAGAATATACCCCTGCAGTAGTTACACCAGTTGTTACATACGTAGAACTGTTAACTGTCTGTGACTTCAATACGTTAGTTTCTGTGCCACCAGTAGTACAAGTTGTATTGAAAACAGTGTCAATGGTCAAACAAGTACCGGCGTTTGTATAGTTACCTAGTGGGGCGGCAGCGTTATAGATGGTACAGTTTCTAATACCAATGTTGTTAGTTGCGTAGTTATCATATTGATAACTCCAAGAGTTGTTTGAGTTAGTTTCTTGAAATACGCAATTATAAAAGTTACCTTTAGTAGCACCTTGGAAATAAGCTACTGTGTAGTTTGTAGTTCTAGCGTTGTTGTTACGTTTTATAATAGTACCGTAGATTGCACTAGCAGTATTAGTAAAGTTAACCATAACGCAATCACGGTTAGCAGTATTTGCTGTCCATTGCACTATCGTTTTACCGGGACAACCTACATATACACGTTCGTTGCCACCGTCACGAATTGCGGCAGCCGCGTCAATGCCACTTGCGGCCACGGCCGTCATTGTGTATGTTCCTTGTAGAATAACAAACATTACACGAGCAGTTGCTGAGTTAGAAGTAATTGCGTAATCAATAGTAAGGTACGGTGTCGATACTGAGTTGCCGTTATTTGAGTCGCTACCAGTACTTGATATATACTTGACCGTGCCAGTATATCCACTTACTAAAGTAGAATATGCATCGGGAAAACTATAGGCTGCTAATTGGCTTGACATATTTTACAAATCCACTCGTTTAACTATCTCAAAAATATCAGGAGCGTTCATTCCTTCAGGAATCATATCTTCACTGACTATATCATCTATCCCATCACCGTTTCGCAAAGCATGAATGCAATAAGCAACAGTGGTGTCAACTAATGCAGTCAACTCGTGTATATAATCTTTGTGAATATAAATCATTTGCGGTGCTGTATACTCTGAAACACCTAATTCAGTTTCTACTTTCAACTTACCAGAAGCTAAAAAGGTCATGTGGTTGAAAGGATGCTTGTGACCTAATTCAGTATCACCTGCTTTTTCAAATAACATCTCTCTGCTATAGAGATTAGCTACACATGCTATTTTTATCTTTGGTTGCGCCATATTACACCATCGGAACTGCAAGACCTACACGCTGACTATATCCATTATACATTGGCCAAATCATGTATAATACAGTGTTATATATAAAGGTGTCGCCGGGAGCATAATCTCCATTGAATATGTATACTCCTGATTGGTCACTTGCATTACCGCCATGATTACCATAAGCATTTGCTTCCCACCCAAACGGTAGTAATCCAAATCCAGTTCCAGTTAAACCTGCATTAGGATATCTAGTTGATGCTAGAATTGAAATAGATCCTGCATGTGATACTGCTGAAGTACTTGCGGCAGAGCCAATTGTCGGTATAATGTTTGCGCCAAAGTTAGCAGTTGTTCTAGATGCAAAAGTCATATGAACTTGTTGATTATAAATCTTTGGCCATGCAGAACCTACTTGCGGCAATGCAGACACCATTCCACTAACTCTCAATGGCACTGAAGGTCCACTAGTATAGTATAAATTTTGCACGGTTGTTAAGTCTGCTGAAGTACCGTATCCAATTCCAGTTCCTCGTTGGTTAGTAAACAATACAGGAATGATGCCATTACTATCAGAGTTGTGATAGTCAAATCGTGTATACTGAGTTTGAAAGAAAGGTCCGGTTTGTTTTGTTGGATCATTGTATGCACTTCCCCAACCACTAGGATATGATGTTCCGTTAGTAGTTGCCCAGAAGAAGCATTTGTCTGTTACATAGGCCCAAAATGTTCTAACGTTGTCTGCTCCATTACTAGTAGCAAGTCCAACTTGTTGGCTTCCGTAGTTATTGCCACCCAAAGTCAAACCAGTACCATACGCAGTGGCGCTTGCCTCAGTGTCTGACATTGCTGCACTTGAAGATGTAATAGTACCCCCGGTGATGGCAGAACCAACGTCAAAATAAGTATTTCTATTATTCGATTGGGCTCTTAATTGTGTATAAATCTTACTTGACGATGCATCATAGACCGGTTGCTCAAGTGTAAATTCATAGTTCTGAAAGTCTGCACGTTCCCAATAACTAAAATGTGCCTTTGTATTTGTAGGGCTTGTAGTTCTAATAATTAAACTATTAGCTGCATCAAACGATGTAGTAAGCATAGTTGCATATGATGCTGCTGTGAATCTAGATTGTAGTGCGCTTACACTAGTGATACCAGTGGTATTAATAATATCATAAAGTGTTCTTAACGGAACAGTAATGTTCACGTTTGCTGAGTAACTTAATTTAATAAACATTTTTATTCCTTAGGGATTGCAATACCAACACGTTGACTGTAGCCTACGTAGGTAGGGATAATTTTGTATGTCTTGCCATTATATGTGAATTCATCACCGGGGAAGTAATCACCGTTAAAACAATACCATCCACCTTTAGCACTAGCATCGCCGCCTGCGTTGTAATAATACAAGTTTCTCCAAGAGACCGGCAACATACCATATGTCTGTGATTTCAAATCCGCACTCGGGTACCTAGTTCCAACAGTAGTAAAAATTGCGGGGCCATACGCAGCAGTTGTCGCAATAGTAGTTGAGCCGGCACCTGTGGCAGTCAATCCTGCATAATCACTGTATCTGGATCCGACTCCCCAATTGACATATGGTTGCAATACGATTGGATATGACGCACCTGTAGTTGGGTAGCTATTAATCAAATTAAACACTCGGAAAGCAATGTTGTTACTTGTAGTGTTATATTGATTATTTTCAGCGGTTGTCCAGTCAGTTACGGCGCCACCGAAACCTACGCCGCCGCCTCGGTTTGTGTTGGTAAACATTAGCGGAAGAATACCGTTATTATTTGTGTTAGTATAGTCGAACCTATTATACTGGCTGTAAATAAATGGGCCCACATAGTTAGCCGAGTTGTTGTATGTTCCACCGAAACCAACGTTATATGTTCCTGCCAGGGTCGCACACCAAATCATGCAAGTATCAGAAATATACATAACAAAGGATCTATATCCGTTCAAACTTGCTCCACTAGCTCCTGTAATTACTGTACCACCTGTATAAAGGGATGAGTTAAATGTAGGATCTGTGCCCCAAGCACTTGCTGCGAATGAGTCATACGTTGGTGACATACCTGTAACACTTGATAGTGTTCCACTTGCTAAACCTGTAGCTATTTTTAAAGTTGAAGATGTACTGTTTGCCACTCCCCCATAATGTTGGATATAATATTTTGAACTAGTATTGTCGTACTTAGAAAATTCAACTGTCCAAGCATGGTCATCACAATAGCTACCGTTAGATGAAAGTTTTGCGTATCTAGAAATAGTATTAGCAGTTGTTAATCCGGTTACACCGGTACCAGTTCTAATGATTTCACTATTAGCCGCGTCAAAGTTGGCCAACAATGACGAGTGCCAGCTAGCTGAAGTAGCGGTGCTGACTAAAGTTGCAACTGAAGTAATCGCTGGGGTGTTGATTAATTCATTGACAATACGATAGATAATTGGTAAATTCTTATCCGCAGTAAAATTTAATTTGATATACATTATACGGTTCCTTCTACTGGTTGCGTAGGTACATCGGTAATTTTTTCTAGTGACGGTGCAAAATCTTCAGGAATAACAGTTTCGTTGTTCACTAGAAAATACGCAGCAGACCCGTGTACTTCATACCAAATACCCGTTAATCCTGATATTGTTTCATACGCATAGTCTAAGAATTCTTGTGAAGTTTTTGGTTCTGCAAAAACCGCTACATAGTAATCATGCGTCCATGGTGCTAGCCAAGGCGTTTGAAAAATGTTTTGAAAGTCTGAATATGTCATTCATTATCCTTGATATATAAAATTGATGTACAAATCTGATGCACTACTACTTTGAGTAATGTCTACTGTTAAGTAATCGGCTGAAGTAATTGCAATACTTAAACCTGATTGTAAATTTGATGTTGCGTTGGCTGCGAATGTAATAGTGTTAACTGTAGTGCCGTTCTTTTTTACTACCATAGTACTTTGAGTCAACCCAGCTGTAGTTAAGTAAGCGTTGATAGTGTTGATTGTTGCAGTTGCAACTGGAACATAATGTCTTAGTGAACCGACGTTTTCAACTAATGCGCCTTTCCAGTAATACGTTTTTACATAGATAGCAGTAGTTCCACCACCGCCACCTACACCCCATGAAAGATTGCCGGCGCCGTCGGTCTTCAATACGTTATTAGCGACTCCGTCACTTGTTGGCCATTTTAATCCCGACAATGAGATGTAGCCAGTGCCGTTAGGTGTAATCAGAATGTTGCCATTGCTAGTTGTAGAGATTCCCAAATTACCAGTAGTATCTACGATGTTACCGGATACTCTTAGGTTACCTACGTTAGCATTACCAGTAACATCTAAACTTGTTAATGTTCCAACACTCGTAATGTTTGGTTGTGCGTTGACTGTAATGTTACCGGCGTAGTTTGCTGTGTTTGCGCTGGCTGCTGAACCTGATACTGTGCCGGACACAGTAATGTTTGCTACAGTAAGATTACCACTGATGTTGGCATTACTAGCCGTTAGGTTTCCGAACACAAACTCTTGGTTCGTATTCAAACTCGTTGGGTTAATCTTCTGTAGTGCCATAATCTAGTATTTAGCTTGTAAATGTTATCGTACCTGAACTTGTGAATTTGTACACAATATATCCGGTAGGGTAAGTAATTGTAGGTGAACCAGTAGTTGTTGCTAACGGCACTGTATTTGGGGTGCGCACAATAACGACACCTGAGCCGCCATTCCCTGCAGTAGTGCCATTGACAGAGCCACCGCCGCCTGCACCTAAATTTGTCCCGCCACTAGTAGGGGTGTTACCACTCGTTCCAGTACCGGTTCCGCCACCGCCGAGACCACCTGCTACAGTAGTTGCGTTGCCGCTGCTTGCGCCGCCGCCGCCTGCGTAGTAAGTAGCGGTTCCAGTAATGCTTGATTGCTTACCAATTCCGCCGGTACCTGAGCCGTTGCCTGCTACAAAACTAGTACCAGCTGCGCCAGCGCCTCCCCCTCCCCCGCATCCATTTGAATGACCTGCGCCGCCGTTATTGCCTTGGTTAGTCAGTATTGCCAAACCAATTCCGCCGCTAGAGCTTCCGCCGCCACCTGAACCACCGTAATATGTACTACCATCTCCTGATCCTAGACCTCTGCCGCCGCCCTTCGTTCGTATGCCGAAATCAAGATTTTCAACTCCTGATGGTTGTCCGAACAAAGAATCAGTTCCAGGGTCTCCTGAAAAATTGCTATTGCCTGCACCACCTGCACCAACGGTTACAGTATAGGTGACTCCTTTGGACACATTGACAGATGATAATTCTGCCATTCCGCCTGCACCGCCGCCAGATCCTCGATACCCTGACTGTGTTCCTGCGCCACCAGCGCCGCCTCCGGCTACTACTAATAAATCAACTGCAATGGCAGAAGGCACAGGTACAACACCGAATCGGCCTGCACTCACCGCACATTTAGAAGCTGACTTTGCACCCATTAGATAATCTCTGATCCAAACGCTGAGAAACACAAGTTACCATTACTTGCGTATACAGTGACAACATCAGTAGTTGCTAATGTTACACCTAATGAAATGTACATACTATCATTGCCAGCAACAGTTGTGTCGTAGTTGATGTAATGTTTTGTAGCAAGAGTTTCGCCTGCAGGTCTGAAAGCAATTCTAAAAGTTGCTGACGTAGAACCTGAATTGCAAACTGAAATAGTCGAGCAAACAGTATTTGTTAGTGCAGGTACAGTATACAATGTAGTTGCTGTTGTTGCGCTTGGGTTTGCTTGACCTAAAATTTTATATAAAACTGCCATATTCTTTCCTTATATCCCTAAAAACATAAAGGGACTTAAAATGTCCGGTAACGTTTGTGTTGGTGCTGATGCATTTCCACCAAACGTTGTGACTTCAATAATTGCGTTTGCAGGGGCTGCACTAGATAATGCTATTGTTGTTCCTGAGATTGTGTACGCACTCTTTGGTTGAGCAACACCGTCTACAATCAACATTGTAAAGTTCTTACTTGCAGGTGCTACTGATAATGTATATGTAGTGCCTGTACCATTGCCGATAAAAGAATCTACGTTTGCAGACAATTGACTACCACCTGATGCTACGTTACCGAAAGTTAAGTTACCATTACCGTCAGTAATCAATGCTTGTCCATTGCTACCACCTAAGATACTCAAGTTACCAGATAATGTGATATTATCAGTAGCTAATGTCTTGGTAGAACTATTAAATGTAAGGTTTGCACTAGCACCAAAGTCTCCATTATCATTGAACTGTAATTGCGTATTAGAGCCACCGACGGTGATTGTACTTGAGTTTGCAACAGCGTTTGACAAGTCATTGGTTGACACGTTACCATTTGAAGTAACCACAGTAGATATAGTACCAGATGATGTGATTACAATACCAGTTGGGTTAGGAACTGCTACTGTTGGTTGAGGTATAAGAGCGATTGCCCCTGAAACCGGATCGGCTTTAAGTGTTGCCCCACCAAAGTAAATTGTGCTGCCAGATAGATACAAATCTCTAAATGAATTAGACGGGCTACCTAAATCGTATGTTACATTTGCACTAGGTAAGATATTTCCAGTAACCGTCAAGTTATCAACCGATAGAGTTTTTGTTGACTTATTAAACACTAAGTTTGCGCTTGAGCCAAAATTTCCACCATCGTTAAACTGTAGTTGAGTGTTCGATCCATTTGGGCTAATAGAAGCAGTAGATACCGCAGTCTTCAATTCTCTAATCTGAATTTTTTCACCTACACCCGGTGCAGTTACAAATGTTAGTGTTCCATTACTTACTGTGTAATCAGTAATAGGTGTTTGTAAAACCCCGTTTTGAGTAACTAGAATGTTAGTTGCGTCTGCTGAGACAGAAACTACATAATTAACAGTAGATGCATCACCAGTGTAGGTTCTTACCGTAAATGACCCTGCCGCTGATGTTAATCCAGTTGTAGTAATTACTTCGATAGAAGATCCACTATACGGTGGTTCGCTGAAAGTAACCACATTACCGACTACTGAATAAGCGTCATGTAATTGCAATGCTCCGTTATAGTTAATCATGGTTTGACTAACGTTAGCAGGTTCAACACTTAACGTAAATTGAGTAGTTGTTCCGTCGCCGGTGAAAGAGTCAACAGTTGATGCAATATACGATTGAGTTCCACCTGCAACACTTGACCAAGATAAATTACCAGCACCATCAGTTTGTAAATATTGTCCAGTTGAACCACCGGTGAGTTTTAAATTACTTTCACTGATAGTAATATTACCAGGAGTTAGATTACCTGAGTAATTTGGTAAGTAATTTGCTACGTTACTATCACCGTAACTAGAACTTGATCCAGGGGCAGCAAATACACCGTTTCCGTACAAGATGTTACTTGCGTTGCCATCTAAATTTACTGTGGCAATATTTCCAATTCCAGATACGTTTGCAACTGCAACTGAGTTAGCAGTAGTAGCATAGTTAGCTAAGTTAACTGTGCCAGTGATATTTGCGGCTGCAACAGAGTAAGCTGTATTTGCAACATTAGCATTAGCAACAAAACCAGTCACGTTAGCTCCGTCAACTGCAAGTGCAGTATTAGCAACGTTTGCGTTTGCTACAAAACCGGTTATGTTAGCACCAGCTATACTTAAAGCCGTGTTAGCAACGTTAGCATTTGGAACAAATCCTGTAATATTTGCTGCTGTGATATTTGACAACAATGAACCATCAGCACTAATCTTATGACTGAACGTGAAACTATTGCTGCTGTTGATGTACAGCATGTTGGCGCTTGCGCCGTTGATGATAATACCGGCGCCGTTTGCTTGTGAACTAGAACTTGCATCATTTGCAAGAACTATTGCCAAATCATCAATCTGTACAACAGTTGAATTAATCGAAGTTACTGTTCCGTTAACAGTTAAGTTGCCACCAAGTACTAGATTACCCGATACTTCTAAATTAGATAAAATACCAACACTAGTGATGTTTGGTTGAGCGTTGGTTGTAACTGTAGCTGCGGTATTTGCCGAGCCATACAGGTTACCTACAAAATAATTAGCTGTTACCGCATTGCCTAAGTTAGCATTTAGTGCAGTTACATTACCAGTCGCATTGATATATCCTGAAACGTTTACACCTGTTCCAGTAATAGTTGCTACAGTATTTCCCACAGCAGCAATTGTTACGTTTCCGTTGGCTGTTAAGATGTTGACGTTACTGTTGCCATTGGCTACACTGTCAGCACTAGTTGCTCTGGCTATCCCAGTTAGCTGACTACCATTACCTATAAAATATGCAGCCGTGATATTACCGGTAGTATTGACTGTGTTAGAACCAAAACTAGCCAAGTATGTTGAGACATTGGCGTTTGCATACCCAGCCGCAAATACACCATTACCATACAATACATTACTTGCATTACCATCTTTGTTGATAGTTGCGATATTACCTATACCAGTGACGTTTGCTACTGCAACTGAGTATGCAGTATTAGATACGTTGGCGTTTGGTACAAATCCAGTTACATTCGCACCAGTCAAACTAGTTAAAGAACTACCATTACCGATAACATAACTACCTGAAACGTTACCCGAAGCGTTTACATATCCGGCAACGTTTACACCGGTACCAGTGATGGTTGCAGTCGTATTGCCTACGGCGGCAATAGTTACATTTCCGTTAGCAGTTACGATGTTAACATTACTGTTTCCATTAGCAACAGAGTCTGCGGTACTTGCTTTAGCGATACCCGTTAACTGACTACCATTACCTATAAAATAAGCAGCCGTGACGTTTCCAGTCGTAGTGATAGTATTACTACCGAAACTTGCTAAGAATGAGGATACATTTGAATTACCGTACGTTCCTGATCCAGATGGAGCAGCCGCGAATACACCATTACCATATAGAATGTTACTTGCATTGCCATC